GATATCGTATTCAATCTAGAAGCATTTTATAAACTTGTATGGATGCAAAAAGATATTGCTGCAGGATGGTATGTGACAGAAGATGGTAGAACTACATCTGTTGCACATTGGTTAGAAGAAGATGAATTTGAACAGAATGGTGGAGTCATGAATCATGAAATGGTTGATGGTATACAGAAGAGAAGAAAACCATTTACATGTGATTATACAGGGTTTGGATGGGTAATGATTAAGAAAGGTGTGTTTGAACATCCTGATATGAAGTATCCATGGTTTGCACCACAAATGCAGGTTTTTGAATCTGGTGCAGTGCAGGACATGTGTGGTGAAGACGTTTCTTTCTGTCTTGAAGCAATCAAAGCAGGATTCGAGATTTGGTGCGATCCGACCATAAGAGTGGGACACGAGAAGACAAGAATTATATAAGTAGGGTTGTAATGTTAAATATACAACCAACAAAGATGGAAAGATACGATATATACTTGCAGGGTGAGAAAATCCGTTCTGACATTGATGAAGAAGAGATGCTTGATGTAACTCAAGAACTTGCAGAACAATTTTATCGTGACGGAACTCCACACCCTGACGATATCGAAGTCAAATACCTTGGTTTAGACAGAGAGGACTAATGTCCTCTTTTTTTTATAATTATTATTAGCGATAGTTTATTATGTCAACATTAATCTGCAATCTACCCGCAATCCATGTGTGGGTAAGAAAAGAATATCTAAGAGACCATAAAGACGGACATGGTGAGTTTGTAAAAGGAGTGTGGGTATCTGCAAAGTCTATGCCCGGTCGTGCTTTTTACTTTGAAACGTATTTGTATGAATATGCTGCATTATTTGATAAACTACCAATCTCTGCTTTTGTCTCTTCTCCTAAGACACCTGATCCTGATATGAATTTAATAAATTTGCAATTTTGGAACTGTATGGACTATGGAGTTACAGCAATTACAAAATCAATCATCGGAAGTGCAGATTACGAGATTAATACTCGTGATTTCGGAAGCATTAGAGGAGAATACATTTGCACACTGGACAATTACCATGACTCTGCAGATAGCATTGACTGTTCTACTGCTGAGACTCCTGCAGAACATAAAAGTCATAACCTGATTGCACTAAACAATGGTCAGTTCGCTCTGTATCCCAATAACAGGATGAGAATCTATGATAACAGTATGACACCCCCCAAACCTAAAACACCAGACTTCAAGGTCTCTACAAAGTACTATCAGGTTGAGTGTGGACATGATAATCTAGGTCTTGGTGATCAAGAAGATTATTTCTGGAAGACTCAGAAGGACAGAGCAGTCATGTCAGACATAGATGATCAATATTATCACCATTTTCAAGATCAACATAAATCGGATGAAAGATAACTCGTAGCAACTGTCTAAATAGCACTAAATATACGAGTATTGTATAAAAGTGCCTCTCAATAAAATATCAAGAGGTTTTCGGGATATATCATTATCCTTCAAACGTCACCCTGTTACAAGAGATTTGCTTCCTCTTAAAAATGAGGATGCAATCAAACGTTCTGTGCAAAATCTTGTTAGAACAAAGATTGGTGAAGTATTTTTTAGAAATGACATTGGCACCCGTATCACTGGGGCATTATTTGAATTAGGAAACTCTGATTTCATTGATCCTATTTCTACTGAAATTGACACTGTAATAACAAACTTTGAACCTAGAGTCGAACTAACAGATGTTAGTGTTGACCCAAGACCAGACGAGAATTCTTTAGATATTGAGATATCGTACAACATCGTTGGTCTATCGTTGCCAACGCAAACAATAAACTTTTTATTAGAACCGACTAGACTATAATGGCTCTTAATCAATTCACAAATCTCAACTTTGAAGATATAAAAACTTCAATCAAAGATTATCTGAGGCAAAACTCTAATTTCTCAGATTTTGACTTTGAGGGATCTAATCTGTCTGTTCTTATTAATACATTAGCATATAATACTTACATAACAGCATATAATACCAATATGGTTGCGAACGAATCATTTATTGATTCAGCAACACTAAGAGAGAACGTAGTATCACTTGCAAGAAACATAGGATACGTGCCTAGATCGAAACGTGCTGCTGTAGCAACTGTTTCTATTAATGTTACTGGAATCTCAACAACAAATACATCAATAAGCATTGATGAAGGAGTTATTGCAAACTCTGGTGTGAACGGTATCAACTATACATACTCCTTACCGCAAAGAATAACTGCTCCAGCTGAGTTTGGTGAATCTAATGGATTTCTTCAAATATATCAAGGTCAACTTTTGGAGAAGCAATGGGTTGTAAATTTATCGCAAGCAAATCAAAGATATGTTTTACCAAACAATAGTATTGATACATCTACACTTAGAGTGTATATCAAAGAAAATGAATCAAGCACTATTGAAACAGAGTTCAAGGAAATTAACAGTATCGTTGGTATAACTTCTACATCCAACACATTTTTGATACAAGAGACAAGTGATGAAAAGTATGAGTTACTTTTTGGAGATGGTATATTTGGTAAAAAGTTAGAATCAAATAATGTAATAAGAGCAACTTACATCAAAACAGATGGTAAAGAAGGTAATGGTGCGTCATCCTTTAACTTTGTAGGTGCAATAAAAGATGAAAGCGGTGCACTTATATCAACTGCTGTAGCAAGACTACGAGTTTTGACGCCTTCTGAGAATGGAGATGATATAGAAAGTGTGCAAAGTATAAGAAATTACGCACCTAGAAGATTTGCAGCACAAAATCGTGCGGTGACTGCTACCGATTACGAAGCATTACTACCTTCGATATATCCTAATATAGAATCAGTAAGTGCATATGGTGGTGAAGATCTCAATCCACCTCAATATGGTCGTGTTTTTATCGCAGCAAAACCAAGAAACGGTAGTTTTCTAGCGGAATCTACGAAAACAGATTTATTAAGATCTCTCAAAAGTTACAGTGTGGCAGGAATTGTGCCATCCTTTATAGATCTCAAATTCCTCTACGTTGAATTGGATTCGTATATTTACTATAATACAAACTTTGTTGGAGACTCTAATTCTCTTAGATCTAAGATTACTGACTCGGTAAATCAATATTCTAGGTCTGGAGAGTTGAATAAGTTTGGTGGTAGATTCAAATACTCTAAAATGACTTCAGTTATTGATGGTGTTGACAGTTCTATTACATCCAATATTACGAATGTAATAATAAGAAGAAATTTGAAATCAATGATAAATGTTTTTACACAATATGAATTGTGTTTCGACAATCAGTTTTATCATGAATTAGACTCTTACAATATCAAGAGCACAGGTTTCAGTGTCTCAGGCATCGATGGAACGGTCTACATTGCCGATCAAGTGATTCAAGGATCAAATACAGGCAATCTGTTCTTGTTCAAACTCACAGACGATATAGACGTCGAAATTGTTTCTACAAATGTAGGTACTGTTGATTACGAGAGGGGTGAAATACTTATAAGAACAATAAACATAACTTCAACACTTTTACCAGAAAATATTATTGAGATACAAGCAGTGCCACTATCAAATGATGTTTTAGGAAGAAAAGAACTATATTTACAACTCAGCACTGAAAAAAGTAATTTTACAATGAGACAAGATCTCATCTCATCAGGAGCAAACGTATCAGGAACAAGATTCAACGTACAGTCCAGTTACAGTAATGGAAATAAGGTGAGAGGTGCTATTGTGACAAGTTCATCTGGAATAGGTAAATTAGTGGGATATGTAAACGGTCAACCTTATTATGGTGAGTTCCATAGTATGCCAGATGGCACTAAAATGACCGGTTCTACTCATTCAGTAAATAGTGTACAGATTCGTGACACTCTCAATTTTGTAACCCCTGTGGATACTTCATCTAGCACGACATCGACATCATCTTCGTCATCAACAAGTTCATCGTCAAGCAGCAGTAGCGGATACGGATACTAATGATAGAAACATCACTATCCAGAGTCAAAATACACGAAGTAATTGAAAGTCAGATACCTGAAGCGATAGATTCTGATAATCCTTTACTTGGTACATTTCTAAAACAATATTACATATCACAAGAGTTTCAAGGTGGTCCAGTTGATATTGTTGATAATTTTACTGACTATAAGAGTGTTGATTTTCTCAACAAAGACAATCTCACTGGATTCACATCAACTTCTCAATATACTCAGAAGTTTGATACAACAATATATGTAGATTCTACAACGGGGTGGCCGAGTAAATATGGTTTGCTCAAAATAGATGATGAGATAATCACTTACACTGGTATAGGTTCTACTTCTTTTACAGGATGCGTTAGAGGTTTTAGTGGTATTGAAAATAGCGAAAAAACAAATTCACCAGAATACCTCACATTCTCAAAATCAGGTATCAGCACTCATGCAGATAATGCAAAAGTAAAAAATCTAAGTAATATTTTCTTACAAAAGTTTTTCCAAAAAGTAAAAACACAAATATCTCCGGGTTTTGAGGATAGATCATTTACAGGAGATTTGAACATATCAAATTTCCTAAGACAGTCAAAAGATTTTTATACTGCTAAAGGAACTGAAGAAGCGTATAAAATATTATTTGGAACTCTGTATAAGGAAAAAGTTGAATTAGTAAAACCTCAAGAATACCTTTTCAAACCATCAGATGCACAATATTCTGTAAATGATGTTTTAATTTGCGAAAGGGTATCAGGTGAACCAGAAAAGATTGTTAATGAAACAATCATTCAAGGGGATGCAAGTGCATCAGTATATCAAGTAGAAAAAATTATTTTCCTAGGAAAAACTTACTATAAGGTAAGATTGTCTTCTGATACAATTGTAGGGTCTTTCACACCTGTAAATAGAACTCGTATTACATCAAAAGTTCAAAGTGGAGATGATATAGTATGTGTAGACTCTACAGTTGGATTTGCTAAATCATCATTTTTCAATGTAGGAGGACGAAGATACGACTATACTGACAAAACTCTTACAGAATTTTTGAACGTAACTGGTGCTAGTACCGCAGCAGTAGGTGATGATGTTGATTCAGGCGGATTAGCGTTCGCATATCAGAATAATAACAGAGCAAATCCTGCAGAACTTAGAATATTGAATTCTATTGTAGGTTTTGAAGGAACTGGAATACTTCAGCAAAAAGGTAGTGAGTATAATATAAAAACTTTAGGTATCAAAAAGACAGATCTTAGATATAGTGAGTGGTTAGAGAATATTGCAACAAGACACGTTGTACAAGATTTCAAGGTAATATCTACAGGAAACTATGAACTTATATTGACTACGAAACACAATTATAAGAGTGGGCAGATCATAAATGTTCATGATGTTGATGGTCAGAGTCAAAACGGTGTAATTACAGGTATATTGAACGATAGAGTTGTTTATATCAGCACACCATCTCTTTTAGCGGGTAAGCAATATCATATACATGCAGAATTACAAATACAGAATAATAATGTCGCTAATATTCAAAATACCTACGCACAAGGTGACACTGTTGTTGTAGCATCAAATAGTTTACCTCATTATTCAATAGATGTACAAAAAAGAATTAGAAACTTTAGCACATCTGGAATTTCAACAAGATCTCAAATAATTACAATACCAGATCACAATTTACAGAATGGTGATATCGTTCTTTATAATCCTAGTGTATCAGGATCCCCTGTAGCAGGTCTCAGCACCGGTCAATCATACTATGTGACCAATCTAACCTCATCTTCTATTTCACTCTCTCTATCGGCAGAGAATGCTCGTAGAGGTCAATATGTTACTGTTTTTGATACTCCTGATATTGGAACTAACACTAATCACAATCTCACTCCATTTGAAGTTGGTTTTGGAACTATTGGTGCCCAAAAAATACTTCGTAAGTTTGAAAAACCAGAATACGGATCTTCTAAAGATAAAACTGAAACAGGTAAAGGTGTAGGACTCTTTGTAAATGGTGTAGAAGCATATTCTTATAAATCTTCTGATAAAATTTACTATGGATCGCTAGAAACAGTAGATGTATTGAATACCGGATCTGATTATGATGTAAAAAATCCTCCTCGCATTTCAATACAGCAGAATGGACACACTGGTGTGGGTGCATCTGTTATCGCTCATGTTAGTGGTAAATTAAAAGAAATACAAGTAACTTCTCGTGGATTAGATTATAAGATAACTCCAGATGTCAAAATAACCGGTGGTAATGGTCAGGCGACTGCTGAAGCGAAGATGAGACTCGCTCCACACGAAGTATTTTTTGATAGCACTAGTGTTGGTGGTATTGTGAATACTATCACTGATAAATTTACATTTACTGAACCTCATGGACTTAAACATGGAGAAGAAATTATCTACGGAACCGATGGTTCAACGACCATTGGAATTGGCACTACTCCGGGAAATCTTATTGACAAATCAAGTTATTTTGTCAACAAGAATGATGATTTTACCATATCACTTACCAAAACCCGTAATGAGGCACTTGCAGGTATCGCAACACTTCCAATTACAACCAATGGTGGAGGATTGCATAAGTTTGAAACAAAAGAGTCTAGACTAAAAGTAGATAATATAGAAATTATTTCGTCCACTGATTTTCAA